GGCATTGGAGGCGGCGCGGTTTCGCGTGTGTTACTACGATGAAGTGACCTGAGATGAAACAGGCGATGCGTTTGAATAAGTTCATATGTGTGTGTTCCACTCGTAGTACGAGGTTGCGATTTCCTTGATAATGTCCTCTCCCCATTCGTTCATGGCGTTGTTGATGCAGTAAGCTACGATGCGGACATTTCCTTTGATGTACCCTTTTGAATTATCAATCCTATCGATGCTTGGAGCGTGTGGGTTACGGCTGTGCTTATCTTGTCTGCGTTTGAACTTAATACCTGAGATGGTACAGCGGTCAGGATTCTTTTCTAATAGGGCGTCGATGTCGTCGCTGGTTAGTGAAAACTTCATGCCCTTTAAGATTGAGCGTTTTCTGCTGTCTTGTAAGGATCTGTACAATGATTTCCTTACCCACTCGCGATTATACTTGTCTGGGTTTTCTAGCCGCTCGACCTCTTCATTGAGTTTGCTTACCTTTTCTTTCAGTTGGTTCGTTTCATCAATGAAGTATCTAATGTTTTCCTGAAGGCGTCGATTTTCGTTTGCGAGTTGGGTGGGTGATAATTCTGATTGGTCATTCATATGGTTACGATGGTTGAGAATTCGATTAGTCGGCGCAGGATTGCCTTACCCCTGTCTTTGGATAGCATTTCATGGAGATCGTCAGCAGATGCGTTAGATGTCCAGATGATAGGAAGTCCGCGCTCTGATCTCTCGTCTATCAGGTCGTAGAGTAACTCCTCTGCTGATGCTGGCAGGCGTCCCTTGCCAAGGTCGTCGAGTAGAAGTAGCTTGCAAGCGTAGGCTTTACGGAGGCGCATCTCGGCTGTGTGCTTGATTTGGTCGTCGTTATTGAACCTGTCTTGCGCGTGCTGGGTGAGCTTGGTGGATTTCAGGAAGCAGATGCTCCTACCCAGTTCGTGTTCCCTGAATAGGATCTCAACTGCGGCTCTGGTTTTTCCTGCTCCTGACGCTCCGATCATGCCAAGACCCTTTGGTGAATACTCCCAGCTATCGATTGCGCGCGCTAGGTTGGCGTGTAGGCGCACTTTATCCGTTTCTGCGTACAATCTTGGCACTTCACTCCAAAACGCATTTCTACGCCCTTCTAGGAGTTCGCGCTCGCGGTTGCTATCTGACTCTTCGATTCGCTTATCGAGGCAGGTGGGACAGATGGAGTTACTGAACAGGGTGCGTCCGTTGAAGGTAATGTTTTCGGCATCGAAAGTGCTTTGACAATCTATGCAATTCGTTGAAATCGTTTCCATGATTAAAATATACCAGAGTATGGGTTGGTTGTTTGTGTGCCTGCTACTGAAGTCTTTACTGGCCTCTCGACTCGGTTGAGCCAGTTGATAAGAAACTTGCGAGTCTTGTGGCGTTGTGGGTTGACTGCCAGCCATGAGTCGATCTTCCTGAACTCGGTTTCAAAATCAATCCAGTCGTATTGAACCTTGAGCGCGGCGATCCATTCTTCGTCAGGAAGATTGGATACCTTCTTCTTATTTATATAAGACTTCTTGGTTAATGGTTCTTGGTTATTGGTTGGGAGCTGATTTCGTTCTGATTTCAGATCCACATCAGACTTCTTCTCTGACCAGCGCGAAGCATTTGCGGCTTTCGCGCGGTTAGCCTTGGCCTGATAGATGGCGATTTCGGAATCAGCGCGCTTGTTATGCCAGCCATCTTCTGATTTCAGAAAGTATTCAGACAGGAGTTCCGCTACCATAGCAGACTGGTCGCGCATTCCGATCAGGCGTGCAACGCGCTCTGCGTCCAGCGGCAGTGGTGATTCACTTAGGTAATACTGGTCGAGCATACGGCGGTACGCTAGCTCCTCCATTGGATACAGGTGTGATGTGTGGGCGGCGAAGTCACCCACATGGAAGCTGTAGTAGTTCATTTATTTTTCAGCTTTGTCTCGACTTGATCGATTACATCGATGCAGTAGTTCATCGCGGATTCTGCGCCTGCTAGGTATGCAATCCGCTGATAGAATTCGTGATCGTGTTCGCCCTTCGGTACTGGCGTCCTGATTCCTTCAGTAGCGTACCACTTCTCAAATGCTTTCTGGCTGTCCATGTGTTTGTAAATTTATTGGTTCGATATGCACTTCGATTCGTGGCATCTCTGTGCGAGCCGCGAACCACTTTGATGCTTGTAGTGTAGTTATCTGTGCGTCGTCAACCCAAAACCCAATCAGCGCATCGGTGAGGCACTTGCATAGGTTGTCGGTATCAGGCCGCTTGTCGGCAGGTATGCGCCCTTGGCTGAACTTCTTAGCGTTCAACGCAACAGGCCGCTTCATGACGAATGTCAGCGTTAGCTTGATGGCTCCCTCGTATGGCTGGTCTGGCGTGTAATTCTTGGCGTAGTAGCCAACAACCTTGATCCAGTCCTTCGCTTTTTTGTCTTTGTAAAAGACTGGCCTACCTCCCATCACCATCACCTTTCTGCCAGAATTCTGAAGGGACACTGGCGTCACAGGGATGATGAAGGAGATAGGTTCCATGATTAGTAATTATTCCAAAGGTCGTCTTGGCAATCGGCACAACGATAGCGGTTGTTATGTGGGTTGGATAGATCCTGTTTCACATAATAGACCATCTCTCCATTGATGATGCGGTTACCCATGATGGGATCTCCGCAGTCATCGCAGATGAATGTGTCGTCGTCCTTGACGCCCTTCTTTGCAACCACTGCGCTCATTCTTAGAATGGGATTCTGTCGCCGTCGTCTTCGCGTTCAGGCTTCTTGTACGCCTGCGCGTTCTGTTTGATGAAGCCTTGAGGCTTGTCCTTCGGTGCGCGAGGCTCGCTGATTGCAACGCCAAACTTCTTGACGCCGCCCTGTGTCTCGCCCTCCCACAAGCTGATCTCAATGATCTCGCCCTTCCACATCGCTTTGCCGCGATAGTCAGGATGCTTGTCATCTTGCTTGTAGTCGTTAGGGAAAATCGTTCCCTTACCTTCTTTATGTTCGTATGCCATCTTGTTTACTTGTTACAGCAGGATTCCTGCTTGGTTTCTTCTGCCTCTTCGCTATCTGCGTCGAGGATAGAATCGACTGCGGCATGAATAGCCGTTTTGATATATTTCTCGCCGTCTTCTGGATCAATGAGATTAGAATCTGCCAAAAGTTGAAGATAATCTTTCATAACTTCAATTTGGTTATTCACTGGATCTTCTAAACATTCAACCGCTCTATAAGCAAGAGCCATTGATATATCTATTTGTTTATCTGTCGGTTTGTTTGGCATGGGTTTTTGTTGTTTGTGTTTACTTCGCGCGAACCATGATTGGTGCGCTCGTCTTGCTCACAAGGACTTCGGCAATGGCCTTCTCCAACGCGATCTTCGCGTCTTTGCTAGCCATTTCGGTCTTTGCGGCAAAAGTCTTCTCAAGTTGTGGAAGTGATACCTTACAGCAGGCGAGAATGTCGTCGGTATTCAGGTGATCCGCTAAGAGCGGTACGAGGTCGTGTACCGACTCAACACTGCGGCTGGTGCGTCCAGAGGTCAGCTTGCGTCCGACGATCTGGTGACCATCTAAAAGCCTGCGCTTTGCCTCTTCACGGAATGCCTCAAACAACGGCTCAAGGATGTCAATCTTTTCCAAGTAATCGCCTAGCTGTTCGTCGGTCAGCTTTGGAACGATCTCAGCTTTTACATTGTCCATCTGAGATACAACACCTGCGGCCTCAGGACAGATAGACTTGGCGCGGCAATATTTACAGGCGTCAGGTGATGGCGAGCGCGGAGCGTTAGGTGCTAGCGCGGCGTTGACGATGGACTGGATCTGCTCGTCGGCTTGGATCAGGTCGTTCTCGTTGTACTCCGCGATGGTGAACTTCGCCGCCATAGGCTGGACGATGGCTACCAAGATGCGCTTGAGCTTCGGCAGGTTCTTTTTTACTAAAACTGCGTAAGAACGAAGCTGAAGGTTCTCCGCCGCCGTGTTGCCTGTACCGACGCGACCAGTCTTCCAATCGACTACCAGCGCGGTTTCCTCACCGAAGTGATCGATGCGGTCAATCTGGCCTGACCAGATGTCGCCGTACCAGAGGCGTTTCTCAAGCGTCGTGCTGTCAGGGTCTCCAAGCGCGATAGCCTCTCGGATCTCCTCGTACTCAACTTGGCAACGATCTGCGATCTCCTGCTCCTCGTCGGTCAGGATGATCGACATGGGATCTTGCATATACTGGTGGATGCGGTTGCCCATGATCGCCGCCGCCCCAGACTCGCTGGGGGGACAGGTGATCTCTAGCTGATACTTGCCAGCGCAGGCGGCGTAGCTAGCCATCGCACTGCCTGACATCTTGTCTTTGCGTTCGTCGGTCATACTATTTATTTGTTGGGTGTTTCGTAAGCCTCCAACAATGGCTTGATTTCTTGAATCATTTTATCCGCAAATTCATATACATCTTCCCAAACCCATTTTGATGCGGAACAAGTTGTTGCTGGATTGAATTCTTTCATTGCTGAAATATAAACCCTAACGATGTTGTCTTCGGTCATATTATTTCTTGGTGGAGGTGACGATGTCCGCGAACTTCTCGTTCACGCGCTTGGCAACAGCGAGCGGCAGGTCGATCAGGAACTCTGGAACCTCGACGCCCTTGGCTAGCAAGAATGAGCGAACCTGCTCCTCGGAGACCTTGTATGCCTCCATCGTCTTGAACATGATCTCCCACTCATCCAAGGCGGCTGGGGTGGTAGGCTCTGGTAAAGGCGCAGGCTCTGGCTTCTTGGCAAAAGCTGGCTTGGCTATCACCGCTTTGGCAGGTGTGCTGGCGACCTGACCATCGTCATCCTCATCGCTAGCAATTCCTAAAACAGCGGCGGCGGAGTAACGGCGAGCGTAGCTCAAACAAGAGCCAACGCCTTGGGCGGACTGGTCGCGTAGAGGCAAGAGGAGCTTGCTCTCGCGGCTTTCACCGCCAGCGTGGATGATGCGTGTAACTACGCCTGCCATGCCGTCCTCATAGACTGGCTCCTGCGACATTGCCAGCCCATGCTTGGAAAGCACAGGGCGCGTGGCGTCGAGGATTGCGTCGAGTGATGTGAACCGCGACTTAAAGTGCGGATTGACTTTGTCCTTTGGGACATTGCGAAGCTCGCCAAGGGCGGCTACTAGGGCGGAGTTTAGGGTTGATGTGGTGTTAGCCATATGTGTGTTTGTTTGGGTTGGTTGGTGATTATCTAGGATTTTCCGTACCAAAATCCATCATGGAAATTGCACAAGAAAAGTTTTTAGAATCCCTTTGAAAATACATTGTTGGGTCTTGCGAGGTTTTCCAAATTTTGGAACCGCAATCCAAAGTGAATCCGTAAGAATCAAGCCGCAAGACTGCGCCATGCTTTTTGGCACAATTTCTTAAAGTAGAAATCTGATTTTTTGTCAGATTGGTGGGCATAATGGAAATCATGGATGTGTGTGTGTGTTTTGTGACCACAGGGAAGGTTTATATATGCGCTTGGGATTGCGTGTAAAGAATTATTTTAATGCGGCAATTGTTTCCTCCGCCATCGTCTCAACCCACTTGGTTGGACGCTTGTAGAAACTGAATAGTGGATCAGTGTTGCTGATCTGAAAGTCAGCGGTGAATGAGACCTTCGCCCCCTTCATGGCTTGAGAGCAAGAAGCCAGCGTGCCGTAGCACTTGGTTCCGTTATCAAGCTGGATGATTGCCTTGGTGGTGAAGCGGCTACGACCATTGATGTAGGATACCACCTCCTTGAAGCCTAAGATCGTCCCAGAGACACTTTGTTTGCCTTCAGGAGCCTTTGCACCGCTGGCGATGAGCGCGGCTTTGGCGGCCTCAATAACCTTAGTCTGTTCGATCTTTTCCATCAGGCTATTGAATAGGCTTACCGCGAAGTTAACCTGTGACTCGGAAACCGATCCGTACTGCTCCAGTTTCTGGATGATGTCACGGATGGTGCTGATCTCGTACTCTCCGCGAACTGATGCGAAGGTGTTGCCAGTATTTTGGGCGGCGAAGTTGTACATCTCGCTGAACTTGGTATTGGAGGCGATGAAGGCAAGGATTGTTGCCTGCTTCTGCTCGCGGCGGAGCGCATACTCTTCGGCCTTCAGGCGTTCGATCTCGGTCAGGTCAAATCCGATCTCAAGGTCGTGACCTGTGAGAGCCTTGGCCTTAATGATGGCTTCGGAGCGATCTGTGGACAGGTTCTGGAGGAAAGTCTCCTTGTGCGTTTCACCTGTGCAGGCGTAATCGCCGTTGTCGTTCATCTCGTAGGTGGGTTCGATGTCCATCCTGCGAAGTGTATAGAAGCCGCTCTTGTCGCCTGTGCTGATGAAGTAACCATTGTTTTTCATGTGTGTGTGTTGGTGTGTGTTTATTGACTACACGACCAATATTGCCTAGATCGCTTGGGTTTCCAAGGAAAATCTTTCAGAAAATGAAAATAGTTTCTACAGCCTCTGTTTATGCGGCTTGGCGGACAGGATGTTTCCTCGGCCTGCCGCCCTTTTTGCCATTTTCGATTGCCGCTTTTGCCTTTTTTTCGGTGGTTGCCTTGCCTCCGATTTTGCCAATTTTGGTAAGATGCTTTACGAGTTTCTTTGTGACTTTCATAAATATTTGTATGTAGTTTTTCCACCCTTCTTTGCAACAGGTGTACCGCGCATCGCTCCCTTCTTAATCTTGTCGATGTTCTCGCGGAACACACGGCGGTTGACTGGGCGTTCGTAGTCGCCTTTGCCGCCTCCCCATCCGAATTGATTTTTAGGAATAGCCTCGCTCATCGCGCAGAACGCTTGCCGATGCACGCCCACTTCTTGCGACTGAGGCGCAGTGGGGAGTTTGGATCATGCGCCGCCGCTGGATGGTCTTTCATTTGTCCTGCTGAACGAGCGCAGTAGGAGTCGCCTTTCTTCGTGTGAGGAGCGATTGAATATCCTTTCGCGCCGTAACGAATGGTATTCTTCTTTCCTGTGTCAGGATTGGTAACAACCTTCTTAAATTTCTTCTCGCTCATTTTTTCTTGGATGTTTTTTGTGACTTTTTAATGGCGGCGTCCGTAGGTGCGCCTGCGCTGTTTGGCTTACGCATCTTCTCGCCAGATCCAGCCTCAATGCGCTTCTGCTTCATGTGGATGTTGTACCAGAGACCTTTTTTCATTTGTTTCCCTCCATGTCCATTGGTTTGATCTTCATGCCCTTCGCGAGACCGCCCAACTTGCTGTTGAGGCTCTTGCGCGTCTTAGGAGAGATACGGCTGTTCATGAGTTCGTGATAGGTCTCAGTCTTATTGATGAGACGCTGGAGGTGAGGGTTTTTATTTTTCATTGGGAGTTTGTAGGCGTAGGATTTCGCGCTCTATATACCAGATCGCTTTACGCAGGTCAGTAATTTCTGTAGCGGCGTCTTTCTTGCCTGAACGCCAGAGGTACTTCATTGCGTTTCCAAGGCAAAAGTTCATATGCTCGGTGACCTGTATGGCCTCAATGCCGCTGGGATGAGCGGTATAGTGTCTCGGATGGTTTACGATGTCGTCCATGTGTGAATGAATGAATGTGTCAATTGGCTGTCGATAGATTGTTGCGTCGCAGGATGAATACCTTTCTAGCGGCGCGCTGGACATCGCCAGTCTCTCCGTTAGCTCCCATAGGAGCCTTCGGAGCGGCGTGGGCGCGTGGAGCCGTCAATCTGCTCGCGGCGTCCGATGCCTTGGAAGCGCGAGCGGTGTTGTTGGCTTTGCCTGATTTCATTACTCGGCGGCTGGAGTCTCAGTAGTCTTAGCGGCCTCGGCAGTAGCTTTAGC